CGACGTGTATTCAATCACGCCGCTTCCGGTGTCCGCGTCGTCCGGATCAAGAAGCACGTTCGGGATCGCGCGGCCCGCCGCCGCGGGGGAAATAACATTTTCGTTCACAATGCGGTATAGAATATCCTGCGTCCCGCTCCGCGTTATGATCTGATTGCGCACAATGCGCTTGCCGATCCAGCGCGTGACAAACTTTCCTTGCGCCTCGATCTCTTCAAGGCCCTGCGAATTCTTCTTGATGTTCACATAGAGGATTTCGGCCGCCTCGGTGTCGCCCCGCTTCACAATAAGGCGGTTTTTGAGTAGAAGGGCAACGTGCCGATCCGTGAACGGCACAAGCAATTTGAATTCGCCTGCCGCCCAATAACGGCGCGTCCAGATAAGGGAAGAAATCTTGTCGATCACGCCTTGCAACGTCATATCGGTATCGTATATATACAGCTCCATATATCACACCCCCAAATAAAGATCATCGTGATATATGGACACTTCCAGATTTTCAAGGTTTGTTTCCGCTGAATATCTGAAAAGGTTATCGCCCGCCGAAAGCTGTAAATATGAGCTGTCAACGTCGATGTATCGGAATGCGTCTGAAATGATCCCGCCGCGGTTCAAGGTGACTTCCTTTTCACCGTAACCCGTGGATATTGTCAGCACGTCGCCCGCCTGCAAGGTGATATTCAGCTTGATAAATTCCTGTGTGTCCACGTTCAAAAGCTGGGGATTTACCACCACGCCCAGCGCGCGGAACTCGACGCGAATTCCCGCTTGCACGTCGCCGTCGTTGTAGACGTTGACGATCAATGAAGGTTGCCTATACCCAACTTGCCAGCCCTCCACAATCGGGATTTCTTCGGGGAATTCAAAGCCGCCAAGCCATGTCGCAATATCGTTTCGCACCTTGCTTTCCTTGCGCCAGAACGGATTAAGGCAAAGTAATTGCACGGTGAAATCTTGAAAGATCGCCTTGCGGCTGAACACGGGCGCGTTGTCTACCTTGCAATCAATAACGCGCTTGAAGTCGCCGTATTCGTAAGTGAGCGTTGCCGCATACTGCGGATTAAGAACGCGGTTCATGCGCCTGCGGTATTCCCGCATACGGTCTTTGTCCCGCTCCTTGATACTGCCCACAATCTCAATTTCGCGGCTTTCAATGCGGTTTCCTAAATAGGTGTCGCCATCCTGTCCCATGCTGTTTATGCTGTAAATGGCGTTGCGCACGTCGGAAAGGCCGCTAACCTCGTTCGTGTGATAAACGGAAGCGTGGGAAAAGACAAGGCTTTCCCCACGCTCATTCGTGTAAGTCAGTATTTCAATTTTTCTTGCCATTATGCCATTACCTCCCGCGCAATCATTCGGAACTGCTTTGCCGCCTCGCGCTGTTGCTGTGCGTAGCTGGTTTCGTTCGCATAGATGTTTTGAACCACTTGCACGCCGCCGCCGTTGTCATTGCGCCGCACGCGGCCGGAAGGCTTGCTTTCCTTCGGCACGGTTGAAGCCGTGGCGTTGCGGATCGTCTTTTCAACGTTCATCATTTCGCGGGCGAAGCCGTCCCCTAAACCTTCGGCCATGTATGCGCCGATCCCCGCAAACACCTTCGACGGGGAAGAAATCTGCATTTCAGCTTCAACCGCCGCCACGATCGCGCGCATCATGGATCGCACGTTGCTTTCCAGCCAGCTTCGCATATTCTGGAAGCCCTGCCAAATGCCGCGCACCATGTCTTCACCCGCGGCCGTGAATTCGGAAACAAAGCCGTTTATCGCCGTAAGGATCGGTTGCACAATCTGCGGAACCTTCGCCGTGATTTCGGGTATTCCCTGCACCATGCCGGACGCTATGGCCTTGTCGATGTCCACGCCTGCGGTTCGGAATTTCGGTTGCTGGGCGGTGAATGCGGTTATAATCGGCTGTACGATCTGCGGAACAATGTTCGTGATATTCGGCACGCCGGACACCATGCCCGAAGCGATATTCTTTGAAATATCAATGCCGATCTGCTTGAACTGCTGGGCCTTCGCCGTTAAGCCCGTTACCACGCGTTCCACAATGGCCGTTACCGCACCGTCAAGCGCGCCGATATTCGCTATGATACCGTCATTGACAGCGCGCACGGCCTCTTCCGCGGTGATCGCGCCCGCGCTTCCCATTGCGCCCTGCATGTCTGCGGAAACGCCGGACATTTCGCCGCCGAAGCCTTCCCCAACGCCCGCGGCCATGTTGCCGCCGATGTCAGCGAATACCGTTGACGGGGAATGAATGCCCAAGAAGTTTTTGACGCTCGACACAATGCCGCTGAAAAATCCGGACACCTGTTCATATAGCCATGAAGCCGCGTTTTGAATACCCTGCCAAATGCCGGAAACAATGTTGCCGCCGATCTCAACAATCTTGTAGGCCAGCGATCCGAACGCCGATACAATGCCTTCGATGATCTGCGGAACCGCCTTCACGATCTCAACAATGATTGTCGGCAAATTCTGAATGAGCGCGACGAACAGTTGCACGCCCGCCATGATAATTTGATCTATGTTCCCTATGAGCGCGTCGCATATCCAGCCGATAATCTGCGGGATCGCGGCGACAATGGTTGTGATGATCTGCGGCAACGCTTGAATGAGCGCAACCAGCAAATCAATTCCGGCTTGAATGATGATCGGTATATTTTCCATAAGGGCCGTAACAATGCCGTTGATGATTTCCGGAATGGCCGCCACAATCGCCGTTATGATCTCCGGAAGCGCGCCTACAAGGGCCGTTAAAAGGTCAATGCCCGCTTGAATGATCTGCGGTATGGCCGACAATAGCCCGTCGATAAGGCTTGTAATCAGCGTGGGCAATGCCTCGATCAATACAGGGATCGCCGCAATGATACCTTCGGCCAGCCCCATAACCAACTGCAACGCCGCGTCAATCAGCAAGGGGATATTGTCGATTAACGTTTGCACCATTGCAACCACAACTTCAACGATCTTCGGCAACAGTTGCGGCAAGGCTTCACCGATCCCGTTTGCCAGCGCAAGGATCACTTGCACCGCCGCTTCAAGAAGCAGGGGTAAAACACTTATAAGGCCGTCAATCAGCGACAAAATAATGTCGGTTGCCGCCGTAGCAATGGCGGGTAATGCCGCAATCAGTCCTTCCACAAGGGCGGTTATCATGTCCACCGCCGCCGCGCTGATTGCCGGAAGGCTTGCAACCAGCCCGTCAACCAGCCCTAACACGATTTCGGTTGCAAAGTCTGTGATTTTCGGAAGTATCGTTGAAAACTCTTCCACCAATCCAGCAAGGGCCGTTCCGAACGTGTCTGCCATCTTTGAAATATCGCCGTTTGCGGAAGCCGCGCCCGCTGATACCTCATTGACAAAATCGGAAAGGGCGGGCAACGCCTCTTCACCGATCGGAAGTACAAAATTTGTTTTCAATACGCGTCCAAGTCCGGACATTGCCGATCCGAAATCATCATATTTGACTTCGTTGATCGCGGAAAGTGCGTCGGTTGTGGTGCTGATTTCCCCGTTTAGGTTCGTCAACGCCTTCATGCCCTCAACGCCCAAATCCTCCCACATAGTCCCGAACAAGGCAACGCCTGCCGCGTTCTGCGCTAAAGGATCATCCATTGCGAACAGGGCCTTTGTAACGTCGTCAAAGGCTTTTGCGGCTTCGTCACCGCCTGCGGCGAAGGCCGCGGACATATCTTCCGCGGAAAGGCCGATTGCGGCAAACGCCTGCATTGTGCCGTCGCTTCCGTCTTTCGCTCTGATCCCGAATTCCTTTACCGCGTCGCCCAGCTTGTCCACGGAAAACGTGCCAGCTTCCGCGCCATTCGCAAAACTGTTGAACATGTCTTCCGCGTCCAGCCCTAAAGACTTGAAATGCACGGAATATTCGTTGATACTGTCCAGCAAATCCCCGTTTTTATCAAGCCCATTTTGCGCGCCCTGCGCGACAAGGTTGAATGCCTCTTCGCCCGTCATGCCGAATTGATCCATAAGCATATTGACGGCGCGCATTTGCTCTTGAATATCAAAGCCGAAAGTGTCCCGAAGCATAAGGGCGTTTTGTGTCATTTCTTCGATCTTCGATGGATCAACTTCGCCGGAAGTCTGCGCCACCGTCGCCATTGCCGCGGATATATCTTCAAGGCTTTCACCGAAATTGTTGTTGTATATCCGCAACATAGCGTCTTCAAACCCGTTTGCGGCGGCTTCCGCAATTCCCGTTGACGCTTCAAAATCGTTCACCGCGCCTTTCACTTCATCAGCGAAGCCCACGGCGTACCCGATCCCCGTAACCATTGCCGTTCCGATCGCGGCAACACCAACGCCAATCGCCTTCAATCCCGTTCCCAGCGCACCCGCTACGGAAGACACTTTGCCGCCAAGCCCATCCAGCGCACCGCCCGTTTCGGCGGCTTCGTCGGTCACTTCCTGCAACCCCTCGGAAAAATCTTCCGAAGCCGTGCGCGCTTCCGCAAGCTGGGTATCAAGTTTTCCGATCTCGTTTTGCGTCTTTACCATTTCGGCCTTTGCATTATTGAGATTGGTTTGCATTTTGCGGATCGCCGGATCGTTTTCGTCCAACGCTCCCTTAAATTTCTTCAAGGCGGCTTCGGCGGCGGCAACCGTCTTTTTTTGTTCTTCAAGCCGCTTGTTCAAAACGTCCTGTTTTGCGGTCAACGCCTCTATGCTGTCTTCGTTTCCTGCAAACTGCGCGGCGACAAGTTTCATTTCGGAACCGATTTCACGAAGGCTTGTGTTTATGTCTTTGCAAGCGTTCCTATATTCTTTTTCGCCTTCAACCCGTATTTCTGTTTTAATTTGGTCTTCCTTGCCCGCCATCCTTAACGCCTCCCTTCCTGCGAACTTTAGGCATAACAAAACCCCTGCACCAACCTTCGCGGTCAATGCAGGGGTTTAAGGTATTTTATTTTGTTAGTGATAGCGACACTTTTTACACTCTGTATATCCTTTTTGTAAAGCGTGTTCTAACGGTATGTATTCGGGGTTTTTCATGCCGGAACATGTTTGTTTGTAATGGTATTTTTTCCCGCCTTTTTCAACATAGACTTTGTAAGTCTTTTTATCGAAAGGCGGCGCGGCCGCGCCGTTTTCCTGTTCGTTGCCTCCTTTTTTGCGATAACCGACAAGAAATAAAACGGCGGCAATCGCTATGCCGCACGCGCCCGCCGCTATGTTGCCTTCCGTGAATAATGGAAC